GCGTCGTCGATGGTGAGCGCCGTCGCCGTGACCTTCGCCACGATCGCGTTTCCGGTCGCGTTTAGAGCTGAGTCGATCATCGGCCAGCCGTCTTCGATACCGACGGCGATTCCCTCAGCGATCGGTTCTCCGGCCTCCTCAGCCATAAGCCGAGACGGAGAGTTTATGCCGAGAAATTTCTTGAGGACTCCCGGAATATCACCGACCTTGTCCCAAAGCCAGTCGATGAAATCTCCCCACATGTCATCGATTCCATTCCAAAGACCTTTGACGATGTCGATACCGATGTTGAAAAGATCGCCTGGCAGCCCGCCAAAGTAGTCGTTTATGACGCTGACGGCGTCCTCTGCGAACCCAGCGATGTCCTTTGCCAGATCCCAGAACGCCTGTCCGACGTCTACGAGAGCGCCGATGACGTCTCCTACCGCAGAGACGATGTCATAAAAGTGTCCGACCACCAGCTTGACGATAGCGATGACGCTGGTAACAGCGACGATAAACGGAAGAAGACCGATGGTGACGGCCGCGCCCAGCGTCAAGATAAGAGTCTTGGTCACCGTGTCGTGCTCTTTGAACCAGTTAATGACCGTCTCGATGACTCCGACTAGCGCGTTAAACGAGCCTACGACGAGGTCGTTTGCCGCTCCGAGTATCGCGTACCGCTTCGTGAGCATGTCCCAGTTCGTAATGAGCCAGATGATGGAGCCGATGAGAAGACCGATCGCAACGGTTAGGAGGAGCGGAACAGCGTAAGCGGCCATCATTCCTGCGGCCGCCGCGAATGACGCCGTAGCGAGCGCGTACATGTTGACCGTTAGCGTGATGATCGCGGCGACAGCGAGTCCGTTCAAGATGGCCGGGTCGTTGAGAGCCGCAGCGATCTTCTCAAACGCGGGAGCGAGCGTCTCTCCGATCTTTTGTCCGAGGTCGATGGCGACGACAGCGATGGCGCCCAGCACGGTCAGGAACGCTTGAAGGTTCGGGATAAAGTACTCGATAGTCCACGACTTCAGCGCCTCAGCGACCGCGACAAACGCCGGAACAACGACACCTGCGACCGCCTGTCCAAACGCGACGATCTGGTCGTAATGGTCAACAAAGAACATGACGATGTCGCGGATTACCGGGAGAACGGCGGATCCGACGTTTTCTACAAACTCCGCGAACGCGTCAGTGACAGTCTGGATCGCCGCAGCGGCCTTCTGCTGAAACTCTTCCCATGCCGGCGTGTCCATGTAGTCGACGAGCTTCTGCATCCACTGGGTCAGTTTCTCGAAGAGCGGACCCATGACGACGCCCATGAACTGGTTGAAATTGTCCTTGATCGTGGACATAAGTCCAGAGAACGTGTGGGCTTGCTTCTTCATCATGCCGCCGTAGCGCTCGTCCATTCCGTTCAGGATCATGGCGATCGCTTGGTCAGCGCTGATGGCTCCCTTCTCGACCATCTTCTGGACTTCAGCCGTCGACTTGCCCATCTGGGTAGCAAGCATCTGCCACGCTGGGATTCCACCCTCGACGAGCTGTCTCATCTCCTCGCCCGTGGCCTTACCCTTCGACATCATCTGACCGAACGCTCTGGTGATGCGCTCGAGACCCATGTTCATGCCTTCAGGCATAGCGGCCGCGGCGTCACCGATGGTGGTTAGGTCAGAGAGAACCTTGCTCGGATCCCATCCGTAGTTGAGCAGGGTTTGAACGCCCTTCATGAGGTTGTTCATCTCAAACGGCGTCTTCGCCGCCATGACACGAACTCTCTCGAAGAGGTCATTGGCAGCATCTTCTGACTTCAGCATGACGGCGAGAGACATCGTCATCTGCTGCTGAGTCGACTTGAAGCTGATACCCGCAGCGGCCGCCAATCCAACAGCCGCTGAGCCTAGTGCGCCGGCCGCCGCGACTCCGACGGCAGCCATCTTTCCGAGGGTGCCGAGGAGACTTCCCGCCGACTTGTCAACGTTACCAAGAACGTGAGACGCGTTGTCCTTTGCTGAGACGAGGAGGTTTAGCTCAGCTACCGTCGTCATGTTCTGCCGCTTTCTTCCTGCGCTCTACGCGCTCTTGGTAGAGTTCGTACTGGATCTCGAAGACCAGTTCTTTCATGTGCTCGCTGACTCCCTCGATCTGGGAGTCCTCTTTCGCGTTGTCGATCGCCCGCTTGGCCGCCGCGTACGCTCGAAGCTCTAGGATGTCCAGCAGCTCCCTCGCGTCTTCCTTGCGGATCTGTCTTGGAGTGGCCTTGAACTCCTCACACAAGGTCGACATCAACCAATCGGCTGGAGGGAAAGCTCTCCCCTCCAGCGAGAGGTGGAGCTGCCTTAGTCGTTTTTTGTCTCGGCCTCCGAGCGCGCGCCGAGGCGCTTGCTCACCATCCAGATGATCTCTTCGAGGTCAACGGTCGAGAGAACCTCGACAGTCGGCGCAGGAAGAGGATTATCGTCGGCGTCAGTCCAGGTCCACGACTTGATGCCGTTGGCGAGAACCTCGACGACCTTGTTGATGTCGTTCACCATCGCTACGACGTCGATGTCATCTCCACGCTGCTGCGCGAGAGCGGCCATCGACTTGAACGCGATGAGAACCCCATAGTCTTCAGGGGACATTCCCCGCTTGAAGGTGACCGTCTCTCCCGCGTGCGGGTAGTACGTCTCTTCTCCGATGACAACCGAGTAGTCGTCGCCGCTGACCGTCGTGAACGGTACCTTTGTCTTTTTGACCTTTGCCATGGAATCCCTCCCGTATACGAAAAAAGGAGAGGAACGTTGTGTCCCTCTCCTCTAATCCTAACCGTTGCCAGAACCGCGGCTTACGTCTCGGTTACCTGTCCGGTCGGCGTCAAGACGACCTCGAACTTCGTGAGCGCTCCGCGCGACGGAATGCGTCGGTAGTTCTTGATGATGGTCTCAACGGACGTGGTCTTGGTCGAACCCCACGTGATCTTGAGAGTTCGCGTGGTGGTGTTGCCGACAGCGTTGAAGATGGCGTCAGGACCAGTTGACGCTGTGTCATCATAGAAACCGCTGAGCTGGACGTCAGCGAGTCTCTTTAGACCAGCATTTAGCTGCTCGACCCATGAATCTCCAAACGTGTGCGACTCTTCGAGAACGGCCTCGATGTCGATTCCGTTGAGCTCGAGGATGTACTGCGACATGTCAACGAGCGTTCCACCGGAGTTGTCGAACTCGATGACGACGTTTGCGGCTGTGTACTTAGCCATTCAGCTCCTTACGGGTTTCGCTTGAACCCGATGAACGCGGTGACGGACTGACCAGAGCCTGCTCCGCCATACGCCCAGTTGCTACGTGTGTAGCGGTTGACGGTGCCGTTCACAACGACCCTTTGCGCCGCGGGAGCTGCGGTTACGGCGGTGAAGGTCGCGAGGTCGGCGTAGGTGATGTTGTCTACACTGTGTCTAACCTTGAGGGCGATGTTTGTGTAACCACCCAAGGCGAGCTGCGACACGTGCATGTGGGCTACTCCACCGTTACTGGTGAGGGCGCCGTTGTCGATGGCGGTTCCGTCGCCAGATGAGCCCGCTAGTGAGCCCAGAGGAGTGTGGATCAATCCCTCTTCAACGGCTCCGCTGCCCATGTGGGTAGCGTTTCCTTTGTGGAGGGCGCCGCGCGCTGCTGTCCGCGAGTACTTTGACTCGACGGCGCCGACAGCGGCGATGTACTTCTTCCCGAGGGTATTTCCCTCGATCGAAAGCGCTACTTGACGCTGGGTGCCGGCCATCGCTACGAGAGCCTCGTTGGACGCGCCGACATCGTCATCAAAGAAACCGTTCTGGTCAAACTGGAACTTGTTCAGCGCGACCGAGGTGTTCTCCGCCCACGCGTCGCCGAGGGTGTGAGACTCCTCGGTCGTCGCCTCGACATTGTGAGTGATGTCGATGGTGTAGCCGGTGAGCTCATATCCGTCGATGAGGAAGAAACCGACATTCGCGCCGGTGTACTTAGCCATCGTTCACCTTTCTGATGAGACCCTGCTCGAGCAGCCAGCCTATCGACTGCGCGGGAATGTCGGTGACATGCGCGCCGGGAGCTACCTCGGTGAGGTTCAATTCCTCAAGAGGAACCTCCTCGCCAGCTGCAAGGCGCTCGAGGACCTTCGGATCCGTTGGATACGTCAACCCAACGAGCGCCTCGTAGACAGTTGGCTCAGAGAGCTCCTTCTTCACGTTGACCATCGTATCACTCCTCCTACGGCTGAACGACGAAACTCAGCATGTACGTCTGTCCGGAGTACTCCTTTCCTGCGTACATCATCATCATGGGACGCTCCCACTGGATCGTCTTGGCGTTTCCGTGACCCTTGAGCGCGCCGTTCGCGCTGATCGCGGCTTTGATCTTCTCGTTGAACTCCCACACGAGTCGCGTTGACTCTTCAAGCTTGGAGTCGTTTACAAAAAGCGTAAAGGTCTCAACGTTGGTTTGCTCTGGCGCGACCGTCAAGTACGGTCCACCAAACCCTGAGCCGAACGTGAAATCCGCTTGACCCATCGAACCGTAGAGAACGATGGCGGGCAGGTTCTGCACGTTTCCAGGCGGAGTCGCGTAGACGCGGTTGATCCCGGCGACTCCTTCGAGTATCTCCTTTAGCGCCATCTGGCAGTCATAGTACGTCGACACGTTAGATCCTCCACAGTTGCTCGATCTCGCGCGCGGCCGCCGAGACACGAGAGTTTGTCATCATTCGACCGTAGTCGTAGGCTTTCCTGAACATCTGGAGTCCCTTCGTCCCACGTATCGCGATCTTGCGCGCGATCATGTACCCAGCCCCTGGCATTCCGTGACGCGCGGCCCACTCCTCGATCTTGGACACCGGCGGCATTCGTCCTCCAGGTCGTCGGCCAAACTCAACGTACTTGACCTCAACCTTGTTGCTGAAGATCTCTCCATGCCAGCTGTCGATCATGTGCGATTTTATGCTGTCGCGGATGCTTCCTGTATCTTGGCCAGGGTGAGGGTAGGCCTCGTGCTTCGCGACCTTCTCCATGTCCTCTGTCAGCGTTCTCACCATCTTGGTGACGCTGCGGTCCCAGAACGGACGGCGAAGCCGCTGGCGAACCTTTTCCCACTGGACCGGGTCAAACTTGAGCTCGACTTCCACTGCGCCTCCCTAGACGAAAGGCTTGCGGGTACGACCGTAAGACGAGGTGATCTGCTTGATGAGTCTGTTTAGATCCGGTGACAGACGAACCTGACCATCGAGGTTTTGAAGCGTGAGCAGCGGTCCGGCCTCTTGGAGGTCACGGATCTGTCGCGCCAGCATGATTGTCGCTTCTTTGACAGCGAGAGGAACCTGCGGCCATCCCCAGCGAGCGGTGATCGACACCGCGCGTCGCTGTGAGGGCCAGACGTCGAACACACCGTTGTCAGGGATGACGTCAAGGTACGTGTACGGCTCAGGCTCGGGTCCGTACCCAGCGTTCTCTGGGCAAAGCCAAAAGTGGGTGTCCTTGGTGAGAGTCTGCCAGGTAGGCGTCGCTGATGGAGCACCGCTCGTGTCAACCTTGACCACGAGACCCGTCGTTGACGCGATTCCAACAGGTAGGTAGAGACGGCTCGCGCCCACGATAAACTCTGGGACGTACGAGATGTCTCTTTGGCTGAGCCGGAAGGGGACGCCGACGGGCCCCGAGAGAATGCGCTCTACGGGGCTTACGTCTTTCGTGAAAAAGGTGTTGCACGCGTTGTCGATCAAACGCGACGCAGCGACTAGCTGGACGGTGATCTCCGCGTCATCGACGTCGCTGTTAGAGTCCGTTCGAGAACGGTACTCCTCTACGGTCGCGTAGGCGTCAGTTACCGCCACCCGTCTTCCTACGTCCGGTCGGCTTTACGAGATCACCGTCTGTGAGACTCGCGACTCCCTCACCAGGAGTCTCTGCCTCGGCCGGCGTCTGAGCCGCGCCAAAGTTCGCTACGACAGGGATCTCTGGCAACGCCGACTCGCTGACTCCAAGAGCAGCGGCTAGATCACCATCGTCGTCCCCCGTAGTGTCATTCTCGCCCTGGAAGCCGGCTTCTCCGGTAAATCCGGCATCTCGGGCCGCATCGGCAAGCTCTTGAGCCTCTGAGGGCTTCTCGTCATCTACGGGAATGACGATCTCAACGAGCTCCGCGTACCCTCCCTCAAGGATGGGCCCAGCGAACTCCTCGCTCACGACAGCGACCTGTCCGGGCGAGTAGGTGCCGTACGGTGAGTTAGACTGAGTGCGGAAACGGATAGTGACAGGCATAGGTTCCTCCCTTAGGCCACGTAAACGTAGAACGTGCCCTTCTTGGCCGCGCCACCTTGGGCGACCACAAGCTTGATTCGACTGCCGGCGACGACAACCTCGTCAGCGACGGCCGCGCCACCTGCGGCGTAGAGAAGCGCTGAACCATCAGCTACGGCATGCGTAGGCTGTCGGGGCGCCAGCGAGAAAGCTGACGTCCCGATGTTAGCCTTGGTGACGATGGGGAGGGTTGAGTCCTCCTCGGTAAAGACGACGTCCGTGTTCGTGTCAAGCGGCACCGAGCCGTCGGGGACGTAGTAGATCTGGACGACCTGCCCCCTAACGACGGCTGTGTAACCGGTGAAGTTACCAGACCCGTCTGTGGTCACGGCGATTGCTTGACGGTCAACGAACATTTAGCAGGGCTTCCCCTTTGGCTTGGCGGGCATCCGCGGGCTCTTCGGCTTCATTAGCTGATAGCGCCCTTGAGGACCATGAAGTTGACGACGACGACCGCGTTGAGCGCGTTCGCGGCGTGGAGGTTGGTGATGACGATGTCGAATGAGCCGGCGGCGGTGGCGACGACCGAGATTGCCGGAGTTCCGGCGCCGGCGTAGGTCGTGCCTACGACGACGATGTCAACGGCTGCGACCTTGCTGTTGGTGACCGTGAAACGCTCTTCGGCGCCCGCAGCGGTCGTCAGAGCGACAGTGGTGATCTGTCCGCGCTTGGCGTTGAGCGTCACACCAGTCGATGAGCTGGTGATCTGCGTTACGGCGCCGCCCGGTCCGTACTGCTCGAGCTGGTCGGCGATGTCCTCTTCAGCGTCGTTGAAGAACTTCGCGCTGTTGAGGTGGAAGTCCCCGCTCTGGTCGCGGTAGACGCGTGAAGCGTGGTGGCCTGCTTCGGTAGCCATGGTTATTCCTTCGTCTTAGTGAACCGGCGTCTAGTTTGGTATCCGGCCCTTCTTCACTAAGAACTTGGTGCCAGGGAAAGGGGAGGCTGCTTTCCCTGGCTGGTGTCACCCGAGGGCGACTACTTAGGCGGTGCCTTCAGCCGGCGAGACGTTGAGCTCCTGCTGAGCAACGTCCGAAGACGCCGGGACAGGGAGCTTGCGAGCGCCGTAGAGCTCGGCGATGGCGAAGTCAACGACGGCGTTCGCGGTTCCGCGGTTGATGATCAACTGCACGTAGCGCTCGGCCGGTCGGTAGATGTCCATGATGAAGATCTTGTTGTCGTCCGTGTCGGCAACGGTGATGCCCGTTCCCGCGAGGTCAGCACCGCCGGTGAGGGAGGTGGCTGAGGCCTTGACTTCCGACTGCTGGGCCTTCAACGAGGTGACAGCTGACGAGGTGATGGCGCCGAAGCCGACGATGAAGCGGAGACCCTCGTACCCATGGGTGTCGATGACGACACAGTCAGTGATGTTTGAGGTGCCGGCCGCGACAGGAGCGTGGGCGATGATGGTCTGGATCTTGTTGGTGAGGTTCTGCACGGTGTTTTTCCCTTCCCGTAAAAGCTGGTAGAGGAGCCTCCGCTCGGCTCCTCAGGTGTTTTAGGCGAGCTTGCCGCGGCTGAACGCTTCCTCGAGGACCGGCATACCGTCGGCCTCGGCCCGGCCGATGAAGCCGGTGGCGTTCGACTCAGCGTAGAGCTCAACTACGCGCTGGACGGTGAGGCCGAGGGCGTCAACGATCCAGTAGAAGGTGAAGTCGCCGATGAGAGCGACGTACTGGCCGGTGGTCAGGGTGTTCGGGGCGAACTCGCTGATCATGTACGGCCGGTCGAGGATGGTGTTCGGGGTGCCGCCCGCCAGGCCGGCCTGCCAGAGGTACTGGCCGTTTCCGTCCTTGAGCTTGCGGACCTGCTTGAGAACGTCGCGGTGCATGAGCCAGCGCGAGCGGTTCCAGTACTGCGGCTTGAGGCCGTGGAGAACGTCGATGAAGCCGTCAGCGGTGACCGCGGTGGTCGTACCGATGGTGACGTCACGTCCGGTGCTGATGCCCTGCGCTGACGCGGTGAAGAGGCCAAGAGGCTTCTCGGCGCCGTTGCCGGTCATGAACGCCTTCTCTTCGGTGATGCCGAACTTGTAGGCGAGACGCTCGCGAACGTGAGCCTCCGGGTCCATGAGGGCCGAGCGGAGAAGCTTGTTCGAGATCTTCACGCGCTTCGCGAACGGGTGCGGGCGAAGCTCGCGCTTTCCGAAGCGGGTGGCGTCGTCCTGCTGGCCTGTCGCGAGCTCGGTCGTCCAGTCAGCGTCGTTGAGGTCGGTGTCCAGTGACGGAACGCCGAGCGACTCATTGGCGCCGAGCGGGTAGACGGTCGCGTACTGACGGATCATGACCTGGTCGTCAACGGCCTTGAGGAGTTGCTGAACGAAAGCCTGCGGGGCTACGAGGTAACCACCGCTGGTGTCGAGGTCGGCCTGGAGGACCTTGAGCTCGACCTGCTTCGCGACGTAGTCGGGGTCAGAGGCTCCGCCGACGAGGAACGCGTCGAAGGCCTTCTTCTGAAGGGTGATGACCTTGCGCTGCTTGGTTTCCGTGTCGTCGCCAGAACCGTGGACATGCTCTTCAGCCTCTTCCACCATCTTGAACGACTTCTCGGCCCGCTCTTCGCGCTCGACCTCCGCCCAGAGGCGGTCAGCCTTCTCCATGAGCGCGTCGAAAGCCGAAGCCTCTTCCTCGGTCATGTTGTCGGCCGTGTTCGTGTACTTGTCGCGGATGGCCTTGGCCTCGCCGACAATGTCACGGTAGTTCTTCTTGAGGGTTGTGACCCTGCTCATCTTCTTTTCTCGCTCCTGTTGAGTGAGTCTAGCTGGCGAGTCGCGCCCGGCGCTCGGCCTCGGCGAGCGTACGCGCCCGCTTCTGCTCAGCGACCTGGTCGGCCTCAACTGTCTGGGACTCCGGCTCGCCGTCTTCGGTCGGTGGGTCTCCTGCGAGTTTCTCGATCGACGCCTGCAGCTCTTTGACGTCGGCGAGCAACTCGGTCAGGAGCGCCTTCGACTCGGCACTCAGCTGGCGGTTGTCCTTGGCGCGCAGGTCAGCAAGCGACTCCGTGCGCTCTGTAAACGATTTTGCGGCCGCGATGGTCTCCCGCGCCTCGTCGGCGTAGGAACGCTGCGGCTTCTCAAGCTCGACGTAGTCGGCCAAGTTGACGTTGGCCTCGTCAAGCGACTTCATAAAGCCCTCGATGATGCCCGCGTAGTCGTCCTCATCGGCGCTCTTCAGCGCCTTCTTTGAGTCAACTGACTCGAGCAGGTGAACGGACTTGATGAGTGTGGGTAGGTCTTCGGCGTCGGCATCGACCACGAGGGTCCGGAGCTCAACGATGAGATCCTTGAGTGTCATGCTTTCGTTTTCGTCTCCGGCACTCTTAATTGCTACTGTCTTGCTTCCCTGGTTAGCGCCGACGAGAACGGGACAAACTTCGTGGGCGTTGGCCAGCTTAATGAAGCGAACCGGTTGTCCCTTGAAGTTTCCGCGGTACGAGCCGCCCTTGGGAATCTCGAATCCCCACGACCACTCCTGGAGCTCGCCGAGACCTTTCACCGTCTCATACGTGTCCCGACCATGCGTCGTGTTGATGAAGAAGTGACCCTCGAAGTACGCTCCGTCCGGCTGGACCCTGATGTGTCCCTTTCCTACGGCAAGCTTCTCCCACTCGTGTCCCCAGGCAGCCATCTTGATCGGCTGACCATCGGTGAACGCCGAGGGGAGGACAACGTCGCCGTCACGGTCAACGATGTCGAACTTCGAGATGAGGGCCTTGACGTACCCCTCGTCCTGCGTGTCTAGCTCAACGGTTGAGCTAGGAGCCTTCTTCGTGAGTGTCTTCACGAAGCTAATCCTAATACCCGCGTCTTATGAAACTCAAACATTTTTTCTTACCTCACCATCTGGGGGGTTTACACCAAGTCAGTGACTGTTTACTATTGCTCCTGCGGGGCGGAAGAAAGGACTTTTCCAATGACCATCGTGAAGTGCCGAGCCTGCGGAACCTCCAAGGCCTCCGGCGACATCTGCCCTGGCTGCGG